CTTATACTAACAAGGATTTATGGATTAATCAACTACTTGATATTTATAATATATAGGGAAAAGTATATATGGCAATTTCAGCAGGAGAAACACTTAGTTTAAATAATTTAGCAGGAGCAACAGGTAACACTCAGAATGCTAATGTATCATTGGGTGATATTAAAGGTTCACCAAGTGCAGGTGATGATATTACTTTATCATCATTTGGTATAGATTCAGTTGACCAAATTACTGGTGGATTTACTTATCAAGTTGAAGGTACAACTGAAAACATTGAACTACAATTTACTGGTAAAGGTTCAAACTTTACATCACATATAGAAAATCAAAGTGGAAATTTTACTTGGGCAGTATCTCCATCATATAATGGTGGTTCATTCAAAGCTGGTTATATTTCAGTAACATTATATACCACAGAAAAAAGTAAAGCAAGATTACAAGTTCTAGGTATGACACCTCAAGGTATGAGTTCTCAAACAACTTTAACAGGTTCGATGGAACATACTATATCAGCAACTTTTGATGATGGATTTAATGACCATGCAAGTGGACATGGAGTTACAAGAACTTTAACAGTACATGCAGTTGATTCTTATGATGGAAATGCATCTGCACTTTGTTTATTACCAGATACCCCAATAACATTACAAGATGGAACAACTAAGTTAGCTGAAGATATAATTGAGGGAGATATTCTTAAAGGTTGGCATTTAAATGGTTTAGATACTGGTAGTGAAGATTCTTGGGAATCATGGACACAAGATACTTTAGGTGGTAATTATCAAGATGTAACTGTACAAGATGTAGTTTTCTCTTTTGCTCAAAAATTCTATACATTTAATGGTGAATTAACAACAACATGGGAACATCCACTATTTGTATCAGCATCTGAAGATGGAAAGTATAAATTTAAAGAAGCAGGAACAATAACAACCAACGATAAATTGATTAAATCAATAAGTGGTAGTTTAAGTGTAGTAAATATAGATAGTATTGATTTATCAACCGAAACACAAGAAATTATAAGTTTAAATGTAGAAAACGCAGATACTTACATTTCTAATGGATATATATCACATAATAAAGGAGGAGCATCTCATACAGATTTCGCTGGACCTGGTGACCCGACAAGTGTTGCTTATGTTGGTGGAGTATTAAGTTGGAACGCACCAACACCGAATGCAAATACTGGTGGTATTACTGCATATGATGTACAAATTGATAATAATAGTAACTTTAGTAGTCCTACTTTAAGTTTTACTGAGTTTAGTTCAACAAGTATATCATTAATAAGTCAATTAAGTTCAGGTACATATTATGCTAGAGTAAGAGCAATAGAATCTGGTTTAAAAAGTAACTATGTAACTATTGGTGGAAATAATACTTCCTTTACTATATAAAAAAATTACGTTTTTAGAAAAGTGATATATTTATATATACACTTGAATAAATTAAATTATATATCAAAATGGCAAAAGCAATAAAGTTTACAAACGAAGAAGTTCAAGAAATTGAAAAACTAAGAGCAGATGTTGCTCAAGTATTTACAAAACTTGGACAGTTAGATATCGAAAGAAAAAGAAGATTAAAAGAACTAGATGACATTCAATCAGATTTACATGATGCACATGCAAAACTTGTAGAAACTGAAAAGAAACTCTTCGAAGGATTAAATGAAAAGTATGGGGATGGTAATTATAATCCACAAACAAACGAATTTACTCCAGTAGAAAGTACAGAAGAAGTAAAAGAAGAAGTTTCAGAAGTAGAAAATTAATCTTTACAAAAAGTTATTTATACTTATATAAGAGTATTAATGATTATTTGAATTAGTAATATTATACAAAAAATTTTAATAGGAGTAAAATAAAATGGCAGAAAAGATTGTATCACCTGGTGTATTTACGAGAGAAAATGACCTTTCTTTCTTATCACAAGGGATTGGTGAAATAGGAGCAGCAATAATTGGACCTTTCCATAAAGGACCTGCTTTTGTACCAACCGTTGTTAATACACAATCAGAATTTGAAGAAATATTCGGAACACCCAATGGAGAATACTACACTGGGTACACCGTACAAAACTACCTCAGAGAGGCAGGAACAGTAACCATCGTAAGAGTAGGACATATTGGTGGTTATTCACAAGTTAAACCTTTAGGAATTGCAGTACAGGCAAGTGGAAGTGGAGCATCTAAGTTAATAGGTGTTTTACACAACACTCACCAAACTGTTGGTGGTGAAGGAGTTGGATTTGATATCGCAACTAATAACATAAGTGCACCATTCAGTTCATCAGCATTCCTTATTTCTGGCTCACAGTTAGGAACATCAGTATCAGCATCTGTACTACCAAGTGCAGGAAATGATATTTCAGATGTTTTCGGTGATGCTGCAAGAGGACCAAAAAAGGCATATGCTTACAAATACTTTGAAAAAGCAGGAACAGATATACAATCTGTATTAACTGCAGGAGGTAAAGTAGTACATAGACAACTTGCAACTCAAGATTTTTCACAAGATATTCAACATGCTTCAACTCCTTATATACAATCACAGTTGATTTCTGGTGAAAGACATAACTTATTTAGATTACACACTTTAGGTGATGGTTCAAACTATAATAAAGAATATAAAGTTTCTATCTTTAATGTAAGAGCAGCAGGTTCAGTAAACTCTACTGATTATGCATTGTTCTCTATCGCAATTAGAGGTTACTCTGATACAGATAAAAGAAAAGTAGTTTTAGAAACTTATAACAATATTAACTTAGACCCAGCTTCACCAAATTACATCAAAAAAGTAATCGGTGATAGAAATGTTACTATTGATGCAAATGGAAAACAAACTGAAAATGGTGATTATGTAAATCGTTCTAAATTCGTAAGAGTAGAATGTGTTGAAGAAGGTTCATTCCCAATCACTGCAGGTCCATTCGCACACGCAGAATACATTAACCCAATATATGATGGTACAGATGAAACAGTTATCCCAGCAGTTATATTCTCAACTGGTTCAGGTGATAACAACTCATCAAACTCTATAAACTTTAGTGGTATTGATTTAGAATCTGCAACAGTTAAAATTGATAACAACAATTACTTAGCTCCAATACCAGCAAGTGCTACTAAAGGAGCAAATACAGTATTTGCATTCGATGCAGCATTTACTGCAATCGTAGGTGGTTCAGTTTCAACTAAGAACTTTGGATATGAACTTACAGGTTCTGCAGCAGTAGATAAAAACAAAAGACAATTTACAGTAGGATTCCAAGGTGGATTCGATGGTATATCTCCAACTGTTAAATCAGCTAAATATGGTGATTCAGAATGGGGAGCAGGAAATGCACAAGGATTTAACTTATCTACTTCAACTGCAAGTGGTTCAATTGCTTATGTAAAAGGAATTAACTCTGTATCTAATCCAGATGATTTCGATATCAACTTGGTATCTGCACCTGGTGTTGTAAGAAGATTACATTCTTATGTATTTGATAAAATAACTGACATGGTAGAGGCTAGAGAAGATGCATTCTTCATCGGTGATGTAACTGATGGTGGAGATACAATCTCTCAGGCAGTTTCACAAGGTTCAGCAGTAGATTCTAACTACGTTGGTACTTACTACCCATGGGTTAAAACAATTGATAGAAACACTAATAAATTAACTGCTGTTCCACCATCAGTATTGATGCCTGGAATATATGCAGCGAACGATGCTATTGCAGCAGAGTGGTTTGCACCAGCTGGTTTAAATAGAGGTGGAATTGTAGGAGCAGTTTCTGTACTAAACAGATTAACACACGCTGAAAGAGATTCTTTATATGAAGGAAAGATTAATCCAATCGCAGCATTCCCAGGAGAGGGTATCGTTGCATTTGGACAGAAAACTCTACAAGATAGAGCATCTGCGTTAGATAGAATCAATGTAAGAAGATTAATGATTAAAGTTAAGAAGTATATCGCTTCAACTTCAAGATACTTAGTATTCGAACAAAATACAGCACAGACGAGAGGAAAATTCTTAAATACAGTTAATCCGTATTTAGAAGGAATACAACAAAGACAAGGTTTATATGCTTTTAGAGTAGTAATGGATGAATCAAACAATACACCAGATGTAATTGATAGAAACATCTTAGCAGGTCAAATATTTTTACAACCTACTAAAACTGCTGAATTTATCGTGTTAGATTTCAACATCTTACCGACTGGAGCATCATTTACCGCATAAGTTAATAAAAATAAAAGTAAACTATATTTATAGTAGAATATAATTAGGAGAAAATAAAATGGCAGAAGTATTAGAATTTAACGATATGTTTTACACCAACTTCGAACCGAAGATGAAGAATAGATTCATCATGGAAATCGATGGTGTACCTTCATATCTTATAAAAACAGCAAACAGACCTTCAATTCAGTTTGAAACTGTTACACTTGACCACATCAACGTTAAGAGAAAACTTAAAGGTAAAGGTGAATGGCAAGATGTAGAGATTACTCTATATGACCCAATCGTTCCAAGTGGTGCTCAGGCAGTAATGGAATGGGTAAGATTATCACACGAATCTTTAACAGGTAGAGATGGATATGCAGATTTCTATAAGAAAGATATCCAATGTTACCTATTAGGACCAGTTGGTGATAAAATTGAACAATGGACTCTTAAGGGTGCATTCATCAACAACGCTGTGTTTAATGATTTAGATTGGGCATCAAATGACCCTGTTGAAATTACTTTAACACTTTCTTATGATTACGCAGTTTTAGAATTTTAATACTACTCCAAAATTATTTATAACGAAAAAAGTTCTCTTAGTGAGAACTTTTTTTTATGCCTAATTTCTAATTTTTTAAGTATTATATATTTATATACAAACAAATAAAACAATGTTATGGCAAAATATGATTTTCCAACAGAGATAATTGATTTACCTTCTAAGGGTAAAGGTTATCCAGAAGAAAACCCGTTATCAAAGGGTAGTGTAGAAATTAAGTATATGACCGCTAGAGAAGAGGATATACTTGCTTCACAAAATTTGATAAGGAAGGGGGTGGTGCTTGATAAGTTGTTCGAATCTATCGTAGTTGATAAGGATGTGAATGTAGATGATTTTCTAATCGGTGATAAGAATGCAATTCTTTTAGCAACTCGTATTTTGGGTTATGGTAAGGATTATAACGTAGAAGTTACCGACCCTTCAACACTCGAACTACAAAAAGTAAACATAGACCTTTCAAAAGTTCAAACAAAAGAAATAGATGAAAGTATTATCAATACTGATAATAGATACAACTTTACACTTCCATCAGGTAAAAAGATAGTTTTCAGATTACTAACACATAAAGATGAGAAGGATATAACTGCAGAAGTTCAAGCACTACAAAGATTACAAAAAGGAGATTCAATATCTCAAGATATTTCAACAAGATTAAGATATATGATAGTTGAAGTAGAAGGTAATTCTGATAAAGGATATATCAATGGGTATGTTAAAAATAACTTACTTGCATTAGATTCAAGAGCACTTAGAACATATGTACAATCAATAAGTCCAGATTTGGATTTAACTTTTGAATTTACTTCAGAGTTAACGGGTGAGAAGGAGGCTCTCGATATACCATTTGGTGCCGGGTTTTTTTACCCTTCCGAATGATTACTCGCTTCAACTCCACAATCAACTTTGGGAGATGGTTAACTATGGTAATGGATTTACTTGGAACGATGTTTACTTCATGCCAATCCATTGGAGAAATTTCTACTTCAAAAAGTTAGTAGATGCAAAGAAGAAAGAATCAGAAGAGATAAATAAAGCAAACAAATCCTCTCAGAGTAGAGGACCAAATGTAAGAGTGAGGAAATAATTCCTCACTTTTTTTTTACCCTATATTTATATAAGAACAATTATATAGGAAAAACACTATGTCTAAAAAGAAAATAAATGAATTAACTGCTGCATCTAAATTAGTTGGAGCATTTTTCGATGGTTTAAAAAAAAATACTACTAATA